TTTCCTCTAATTGTTCAGCCAGGGATTTTTTATCGGCTTCCAATTTCTTCTTGTCAGCCACCAGCCCTTGTATTCTCTTACTGGCCCCCGAAACTTTTTTCGGCTCACCTTCTGTTTCAGATTCTTCGGTAGATATTTCAGTTTTCTCTGGTTGTACCGCTTCCTCGTTAACTTCTGGCGCTTTTATTTCTACAGGTGGCGACTCTGTAACGTTGTTTGGCTCAACGTCTATGTTTTCCGCCGTTTGTTCTTCATCCATATTATTTGGTGTTAGAACTTATAAACAGGTTTAACGAGTCCAGGCTCGTCAAGACTCTAAGAGTTACTTTAAAGTCTTAACCTCCTCGACTAAACCTTTTTACAAAAATTACAGATTTTTATTTGTTTTTTTTGCATAATATTTAAACCCATTCTTTTCATAATCTTTTCTATCAACTAAAATTGGTTTTCCTTCTTCATCAATTCCGACTAGTCTTTTATCAAGACCTATATAAATTGCGTGTTCTAATTCACAAGACTTACAAATTATGTAAATTCCCTGCGCTCTCCAAGTATGTATCCCTTTAGGGATAAACTTAAAAGAGGGATTATTAAAATCAAGTATCTCCCCCTTTGGTTCTTCCTCTTCATTTTTCAACGTTGTCGGCGGCTTCACGAGCATCTAAAACTTTGTTTATAACTTTTAACAGAGCTTCTTTAGTCAAAGTTGACAAAAGAGAACGCTTGCCTATCTCCTCAAATCCCATTCCCTGCTGCATGCTGGCCGTTACCATGTTATCCAAATCTTTTATCAGATTGTCAATGAACTCTTTCAAGACTGCCCAGCCTTTAGTCTTTGAAAGATACGACAGGGCGGATGTTTCCACATCCAGACCCCGTTTTTCTGCCTCTTCCTTCTCTTTAATGGACTGCAAGGCATGAAAGTCTGTAAATATATCAGGGTGCAATGCCCCCTGTTGGGATGTTTTGCTCATTTAGTTGTCCAGTCGGTTGTCCTGGCGGTGCGCCTGGTTGACCTCCTGGTTGTGGCGGGATACCCGCCCCTCCTGCTATCTGTTGTAACGTTGACATTAGTTTCTGTTGGTCTTGTGCCATTGCCTTTTCTTTAGTCTTATCAACAATTATCCTATCCCAGTCTTGAGTGCCTGATGAGGCGAATATTCTTGTTATTAGTTCTGATAGTTGAATGCCTTTTGCCTCTTCTTCTCCCATCAATTTATTATCTATCAGTTCAACATTCTGCGAGTAGTATTGAAGAAATGACGATAAGTTCTCGGTCTGCTTCTGTTCATCTACTTTGTAAGTTGAACCAGGTACTATTTCATAATCGTAAACTATATTACCCATTCTCTTTGAAGTTAGGGTAAGTTTGCCTGTTTTCTCATCATACATATCAGATACCTCTTCGTATTTTGTTTCCAACTCTTGTAATTCTTTAGGAAATAATCTTATTGACAGATTGGACTTCATTTTTTTACCGACCAAGTTAGTAAACCTGTTCATGACGGTTACTAAGAATTGTTCCATATAGAATCTGTCGGTGTTATCCCGAGCATTCTCCCGCATCTGCGATATCTTGAGAGCTTGAGGCGTCTTACCAAATCCCGGATCAGTTCCTGAAGTTACCGTTGTATCAGAAGTTCCAAATTGATTAAGTAGTGAAGCATTCATTACGCTGTAGAGCTGTTGGAAGATTACCATTCCCTGCGGGTCATGGATTAAAGGTGCAGCTACATTTGATGGCGGAGTGTTCAATCCTCTATAGAACCATTTAGCTGCAGGCCCCCATTTAGCCGTTGATGAAACAATAGCATCTTTATTAATTAACATGGGCGGGAAGATTGAATACTTAGCTGAGTCAAGTGATAGATTCCATAATGAGTTTAAAGCATACTGCATGGTCTTGCCTCTTTCAAAATCTCCCAACGCCATAAAGTCATCTATTAAAGGAATTGAATATTTATTGGCTACCGGTAGTTCTTCATTGTCATGTGGATTATCTCCATCCCTGAACTCCATGTCAGCCCCCACACAGTAATCAACCCAGCGGTCTTTCTCATACATTGACAAGACTTCATAATATCCAGCTCCCTTTGCCGCCGGTGAACTTGAATATTCAGACTCTTCTCTATGTGATTGGTCTTTTGATTCTTTAGTATCTTTCTTACCTGCCATGTCTTTAAGTTTCTTATAGATAGCATCTTGATTTTTATAATCCTTACCTTTCGGCATATTTTCAAAGAATGATAACGGCTTCCATGTTCTTATGATTATGAAATCGGAGTCAGCGATTGAAACTGCTCCCACTTGTGGAAACACATCTCTTATAGGGATGAGCCACATATCAGGACCAATATAACCGTTCTCATTAACTACCCAGTCTATTAAAACAAATTGATTGCCGTAGATATTAGAGTATCTGTCAATCATTCTATTTTTGATAAGGAAAGGAAATTGTGAGTTGGCATTGGGTAATACATACTTATCCAATAACAATGTCATAAAGCGTGAAGCTCCCTCGTCATTTTTAGACATGGCCCTTACCTTACCTGTCGGCAGTTGGGCCATTACCCTTGACTCCCTGTCTAATAACATGGTAGGAAGTTTGGGGTCAAAGACTTGTGATTTGGCATCACCGGATAATTGGTCAGCGAGAGTAACATTGAAGATTGATTCGTATTCTGTCCATTTAGTTCTTTTTTCGGGGAGTGATCTGTCAGCAGCGTCGAATCTGTCCTTTAGAATCTGTGTTATTTTCATAATAAAAAAACCCCGACGATCCGTTAACTACGGAGTCGGGGTATAAACTTAAAAAGTTCAACAACCCTTGCTGATAAAAACTATAGCATACTATTTCTTTTTGTCAAGTCTTATTATATTTCCTTCTCTTAGAGCCGATCATTTTTATCGTCTTAATCTGCGGTTCACTATTCTTTAAATAAACATAAACGGTAATATTGCCATACTTTAAAGTCTGCGCCTTCTTCTCTATTATGGCATGTAAAAACGTTTTTTCATAACTCCAATCCTGTGAATGAGTCATATTCCAAAACTATGTAATCAACAATGTTGCCGTCATTTAACTTAATAATAAAAGAGAACATCCCTTCTTTCTTGCGCATCATGTCCTCGTCTAAATCTCTATGAAACGGCAGGTTCTCCTCCCTGATATGTAACTCGTAAGGTAGTTTATGTTCATTCATTATTAGTAAAATCCCTGCTTGTCAAACAGGTGTTCTTTGGGAACGGCTATATCGTCAAAATCACGAGGCTTGAAACTATCCAACCCATATCGGATCGCATCCATCGGGTCGCTCCATTCATGAATAGTGTCATCAGGATCGTTAGTTATCCTACCGTCTTTATCAGTAATAAACAGATAATTCCTATACGCTTTTATTGATTTAACACTTCTTTCGGTAATGCTTATCTTCTGGTCTTGAACGTATTGTATCCCTTGATAAACGCTGTCTGCTCCTTTTATAGCACCTATGATATTAACGCCGTAATTATGTATCTCGTCAATGCTTTTAGGCTCGGCGCTGTCAGCCACCACCAACGCTCTTGGCTGGTTAAGAAGAATATCGGCTATTGTTTTATTGCTTAATCCTTTCTGATATGTTATTTCATCTAATATAAAACTATCGTTATATCGGTAAATGGCGATTATTACAGTAGGATCATTGCTGTAACCAAAATCAAGTCCGTATCTCTCTAAACGTGCTTCGTGGGGAATGTCTTTGATTATCTGCCAGTCTTTATAAATGCGTCCTTCTAAGACACCTAACTGCCCTAATCCGTATACAGTCCACCATTGTTTGTTGTTGCGGTGTGATTCTATCTCTTGAACAGTAGTAATATCTAACGCTTCATTGTCTTTATAAGTCAGGGTAATAAAATCAGTGTCATTCTTTCTATTAGGATAGAAGTCCGTATAAAACCAAAACTCGCTGGTCGGGTTCCAGTCTAACCAAACTATTTCTTTTGTTCTTATAATAAGCTGGTCTACAATGTTGTAAGCAAGGTTATTACATTCGTTAATAAACAATACGTCTCGTCTTGGACCGTGAGCCTTGCCGTAAGTATCAATAGAAACAAACTCTAACTTATTGCCTGTTTCAAATGTATAGGTTGATCTTGGAGATTTAACCCACAGCTTGTCATTCCAATATCCTCTGTCTTTCATTATTATTTCAAAATCTCTCATTGCTCCGCCGAATAGATGAGGATAAGACTCTGAAACTACAGATGCTAATTTGTTTTTATTTTTAGAAGATTGGCAATAGTCAGTGAGCCATATAAGAATAGAGATTGTTTTGGAGGCGGCTGTGCCACCGGCTAACGCCCGTATTCGTTTAGTAAGATTAAATATCTTCTGGGTAGCGGTAGTATCCTTAATACTAAATTCATTTTGTTGATTTTGCTCCATAGATGGGGGCGGGTAATTTCTCATCGTCCGTTGTTACGTCACTTCGTTCTTTCATTCCGTGATTGTTTTGTAGCATCAACTTAACAATAGTCGCATTAACTTCTTTACCTCCGTAAATACCGTCATTAATAAGTTGTATTTTTTGATAAGTAGATATTTTTTTCAAAGTGTCGGAAAAATCAGGATATAATTTAGCCCATTCATATAATGAATCTCTTGATACCCCAAGATAAACCGCATAACCCTCTACTGTTGGCAAAGTAGTCTGTTCTCTGCCAACCGTTTCCAAATATCTGTCTACCCTTTCACTAAATAATGGATCATATTTTGTTGGTCTACCTCTTTTAGTTTCCATGTTAAAAGTATCACACACTATATCACTAAAAGTCAAGAGGTATCGTAAATTTGAGGGTAAAACTGCCCCTTGACAAATTTAATTGGTTAATTTATTCTTTTAATACCGTGCTACAGGTTTGCTGGCGAGCAGAGAACGTGGGATAATGAGTGAGAGATC